CCCCATCCGCCAGCACCGACATGATTCTGCTGGTGAAATCCACCATCACCACCAGAAACAGCAGGAGTGCAGCCACAGCCAGGCGCAGTTTTACCGTCACTGGTGATTCTCCAGACGAAGACCCAGAACACCGGCAATCTCTTCCAGCACCTTGCGCTCTTCCGGCTCAATTTCGCCGTCTGCCTCCGCAATGGCCACCGCCACATCCAGCACATCTTCCGCTTCACGCGTATCGTGTTTCACATCTTCAATTTCACGCAATGCCGCTCGACGACCAATTTTAAAGTTCGTATCCAGCTGACCGATAATGGTTGCGCTAATCGCATTAATTTCTGACGTAAACGCGGACAACGCAGGCTGGTTACGCAAGACCTGCTCGATCTTCGCTTTCTCTGAAGCCTCACATTCACCATCTGCATAGGCCACCAGATAGGCAGCATTAATAACCGCCTGTGCCAGATCACGTTTCTCAAACTTTTTAATTTCCACTGCCGCTCGGCGGGCTTTTTTACCAAAAATACCAAACATCGTGACGTTCCTTTGGGTGGGTGAGCCAACGCCCGGGAGCGATCTGCCCACAGAGAAAGTCACACTGACCACTCCGTAAGCTCACCCCCGAAAGGCTCTGTGGTTGATATGCGCCGGGCGTGGCGCAGATACAAAAAAAGCCCGCCGAAGCGAGCCTGATAATAAATCTGGAGCGGGTAGCGGGAATCGAACCCGCATCATCAGCCTGGAAGGCTGAGGTAATAGCCATTATACGGTACCCGCATATGGTGCCGGCTACCGGAATCGAACTGGCGACCTGATGATTACAAGTCAGTTGCTCTACCATTGGAGCTAAACCAGCATGTTTGGCGGGACAGCGTGGACTCGAACCACGATAAGAAGGTTAACAGCCTTCCGTAATGACCTTTATACGACTGACCCAAATAAAAAAAGCCACCGTTGCAACTTAAGAGTCACTAACGGCAGCTTACATCTTTAAACGGTATGATATTTCATTCTGGCTGCCTCAAAAGCCGCAGCGGCAAGTTCGGCAGTGTCATGGTATCCAAGGTTAATACACTTTCCAGACGCATTAATTCTTGCTCTCCATTTCCCGTACTTAGCATCCCAAGACACGCCACGGTATCCAGATTTATTATTCTTCTGAATTTTCCTGTTTTGCATATTTTCGGAATGAGTGACAAGACGAAGATTTGATATCCGGTTATCTGTTCTTACCCTGTTGATGTGATCAATAAAACCATCTGGCATGGTGCCATAAACAATCAACCATGCCAGTCTGTGAGCAGGGTATGCTTTACCATTAATCATAATCATTAAATACCCATCAGAATTTATTGATGAGCATTTCTTGAAAGCAAAACGAGAGTTCCATGTCAAAGTGGTCCTCTCTCTCCCCTGCCTCCACCTCCAGTGAAAGTCGCCTGATGATGGATTGTAATCAACAACAGAAAGCACCATTTCTGGCGTTAATTTTATTTCTTTCATCGCTTTACCTTAGGGATAGAGCCTGTTCGCGTAGATATGACAGCCAAGAGCGGAGCGATGTTTCCACCACCATATCTCAGGCCCATATCACTAAGACTCTTGTTTTGATTGCACGCGAATGCAAAAAAGCCCACAGGAGGTGGGCTTGTGATGGTTGCTGAATGCAAAAGCAGCAGCATATGTGAATATTATGGCTAAATGGCTAATTGCATGTCAAGGCTTTTAACAGCAACATGCTTAACTTTCTCAACACGTTTACGCATTTTGAAAGCATTTTGCATTGGTTGGTACAAAACAAATAATGACGCTTTCAGGATATCGTCAATTTCGTTTCTACAGGTTGCCAGTGAAGGTTTTCTCCATCCCTCGCCACCGCGTCCACACATCTTGCGTGGCTTTGCAGTCGCGTGATAGTAGGATGCAATTGCTCTCTTAGATGAACCATGAGCGTAGTAGCTGAGGAGGATGCCAAAGGCTTTCTTGTCAATGTACATGACGGAATCGACGACCTGAGAAATCAACATTCCATCATCATCATTGCACATTGGTCTTGTCATAACTCTTCCCGGCTCTACGCTCTCCATGAACTTCGCTATTACGCTGCTCATGCGCTTTTCCAGACGACCTGAATAAACCCATGCGCCCCACAGTTCAAGCCAGCCATTCAGCCAATCGTGCTGTTCTTTGGTGAGGTTTAGTTCTCTTATGCCCATGCGACTTCTCCCTTGTTATCTGGAATGGTTTTTACTGAGAGCGTCATGCGGCCTCACTTCTGCTGTTTCGCAGGTCTTTGAGTTTCTGTTGGTACTCTGCCTTGATGGCCCTGCACTCTTCGACAGTCCAGCGATGGCGGTTATGGTTTGATTCGATTTCGTCTACTGCTTCCTGCCCGATGCGGTTAATCAGTTCGACGCGATACGGAACGAGATTTCCGCTTTTGTGCTGGTTGCACACCACGCATTGCTTGTGAATATTGCGTTCATCAAATCGGAGTTGAGGCGCCGCAGCAGTTGTCCGGTAATGTCCGGCATCCCACTGAGCAGACGTGAGCGTTCCGCACGAGATACATGGTAAGTCGCGGTCTCTTTCTCTGATGAAGGCGTTTACGGCTTGTTGGGCTTGTTTAATCCAGTAACTGCGGGGCTTTAAGGCGAGTTTTCGAATCTTAATTTTATCTTTCTGTTTCTGCTCCTCTCGTCGTCGTTTCTTCTCTGCTGTTTTTTCCGCCTTTTCGCGTTCTTTATTTCGTCGTTCGAGCGCTAATTTAGTTCCGTGTTCCGGGCTGCACCACCACTGATTTGAGAATGCCGGGTGAAACCATTCCTTACAGATTTTGCATTTCCTTCGCGCTGGTTTAGCCATTAAGCAGCCTCCCCTGTTACTTTAAGCATTCCGTTATCTAGCAGCTTTCTTGTCAGCCACTGTTGACCACGCCCGGTGATTTTTGTGGTGAACGATATCTGTATTCCGTGATTTGTGTTGACCGCTGTTTCTTTCACTGTGAAATAGCCACGATCCATATATTCCTGCATTGGCACATTGCGCCGGGAGCCTGAAGCAATAAGGATTTTGTGATCGCGCATCCACGCAAACAGTTTGTTTGGACCAATACCAACAACCTTTGCAAAGTTTCCAATCAAAATTCTGCTGGACTCGCCAACGCGATCGGCAAACTCAACTTTAGGTGCTGCGAGAGCAAGCTGTTTCTCCAGTTCAGCCTTCTGGCCTTCAAGGTCGGCCGCAAGGCGCAATGCCTCAGAAAAGGTTTGTGGTATTTTCGCGGTTGCCCCTTCGAGTTCTCGCCAGCGGTCAACAAGGCGAGCGGTGAATTCCGGCGACAACTGGGCAACGACAATAATGCTGTCGCGCTTACCTTGTTCGCCCTCAAAAACGTAAGCCTCTACGCCACGAAGTAATCCTAAGTTATTGATTTTTTCGAAAACCACCATTGGGGGATTTCGGATCACACCTCGAACCGCCAGTCGTTCAATGGATTGTTTCACCTTGTCATGACGACTTCCCACCAACTCAGCGATTTCAATGCTTGTCATTTTGATGACGTTGCTATTTATCAGCTCGTTCATTGTCATGTCCTCTCATATTGAAAATTCAGCAATAAAAAACCCAGCCGAAGCTGGGTTTGTTAAGTTGTCAATTGTCAGTAGCGATGCAGTGAAGGCGGCAACTCTTTGTTCTTAAGCCTTTCCCATGCCAGAAGGTTCGTCGGCCCGTCAGGCTCATAAATATCTATATCCCGCGTGTGATTAATTAAAACGCCCCTCGCCCTCCCGATGATATACGAGAACTCATAGCCGTAGTCGTGGCATATGCCGGAATAGCCAGACTGAATCAGTTTTAATGCGGGATACAACTCACGGAACAATGCCTGTGAGCGGTTGGCATAATCCCATAGCCATACAAGGCTGTCTGTTTCTTTTGCGGAAAGCCCGTTGGGCTTCTTCTCTTGTTTGCCAGTATTTTTCTCGCACTGGCTGAAATAGCAGTCTTCCAATTTTTCGAACACTTCCCACGCCTGATCGGTTTCTAGCATTTTTGCGTGGCGGGCTGCGCCTCGTTCTGTCCAGAGGATGAGCGAGCGGGTTTTGGGAGAGATTTTCACCTCATTTTGCGACTCGTTTAAAACTAGTCGCAAATTTCTGAGTTCATCACCAACAGCTTTAAAGAAGTGCTTTCCCTCAATAAACCGAGATTTATTTTCATGGTGATTCTGCTGTATACGGATTGTTTCTGTTCCATAAAGGCGGGCAAGCAACTCAGTTGTGATTACCGGAATCTGGTTATAGGTAACAGGGGAAAGGTTTTTGACAGAGATTTGAACAGTCATAACGACCTCGCGTTTCGATAATTTTTACCTCACCACCTTTAGGTGCTAATCATCGTGGTGGCGAACTGTGCGGGGTTAGCACTACCGGTCGAAACATCCGGCGAGCCTTTCGGCTCCCCCACACAGCCCGCCATAAATCGCGAATGTGACTGTGCTTAGCGCATAAAAAAACCGCCAGCGCGGTTATGCACCGTTTCGATATCCGGGGTGCTAATCCCGACGCCAGATTTTGCTGGCGTGCGAGGAATATAGCCCCGAATAAATCATCGCGTCAATCACCTTGTTTTCCTCGCACGATGTCTTAGCCACCGGATATCCCACAGATGAGCCGTGTAATTGAAGGTTTTTACGTCAGATTCTTTTGGGATTGGCTTGCGTTTATTTCTGGAGCGTTTCGTTGGAAGGTATTTGCAGTTTTCGCAGATGATGTCGGTGAAACTTCGTCGCTGTCGCCTCATGCCGCCCTCCTGACGCCCTGCCCGATCGCCATCAATGCCGCTTTGGATACGGTAGTAAACATCCGTCGAGGACTGATGAACGGTCGCCAAATCAGCAGCATGGAGCCTTTACTGTTTCCCTTCTTCTCCAGCCCTGTCGATGGTTCGATAAAATTAATCCGTCCATCAGTGATAATGCGAACTTCGTCGACACTCTCCAGAGCCTTGCTGAACCATCCGACTGACATATCCTCTGGCACAAGCATAACTACCGTCTGTCGCTGTTGTATGCACTGCTCAGCGGCTTTTTCCACCCACGGCCTGATATTGCTGTACGGTGGGTTATTCCAGATTGCACCGTGGCTTACCCACTCAGAATTGAGCGCGTCGTCGGCCTCAGTTAGCCAGTGAGCACACAGAGCATTTTTGTCGCTCGCTGCCGAATCCAGCCAGAATCCAAACTCAATATCCAGTGCATCAAAAAGCCAAAGCGGCGTTTGCCAGCAGTCCTTGTCGTGTGCTGGCGTATTTGATTTGATAGTCATGCAGCCCTACCTTTTCGTTGTGACCATTCATACTCTCGCCGGGAGTCATCACTCCACCGCACGTTGCGCTCTGAGCCGAACCAGAACATGATTTCGATAAGCTCAGTCATGCTGGCCTTCCGCATTTTTCTGGTACGCACGCCAAGCATGACAACGCCACCGTCGATACCAGGCACACTTCGTTGCTCCAGTTTTTTGGTCTTAAGCCACAGGGCAGTGAACAGGTCTTTCCAGTCTTCCGGCGCCAGCCGTTGACCATGCCATAGCACCTGACGCGAAACATCGTTCAGCATCGGCCACATGCGGTCATTCTGCGCTTTGCTGCGCCTGGGTTCTTTAACGTGGACTTCGTGGGGTGACTTGTCGTCGATGGGTAGTGAGAGAATGGCGTCTATGGCGTTATTTCTGATTGCTTCGTTGCGAAGCAGAAAGGCTTGCTTCATCTCCTGCTCTCCGGTTCCATTTTTCAGCCGCCGCAGCAACTGATGGTGCCCATGCCCCCCTGGCTTCACAGAGGTCACATTCTGCATAGCCCCACACATCAATATTTATTCCGGCCTCAACCCACAGACGAGCATTACCGCCGCAAAACGGACATTCTTTTAGCTTTGGCTGGGTTAATGATAGGTCGCTCATGCTCGCTCCTTCACTTAAAATCCAGACTCCGGATAATTCTGTTGCGCTGAAACTCATTGTTGAGTTTGAACAACCGTCGAAGAACACGGTCACGCGGATAGCGTCGTGCGGCAGGTGAATGCTCATACAACTCATCAAGCGGCAAACTGGACGATGAACGATACCGATACCAACGCACCAACTCTTCACGAAAATTAGCCCTGACAAGCTCAGCTATCGTACTCATTTCTTAAAGCCTCCAATTACTCTTCCTCAAATAAAAAGGCCTGCGATTACCAGCAGGCCTGTTACAAGCTCAGTGATGTAGATGGTCATCTTTTAACTCCATATACCGCCAATACCCGTTTCATCGCGGCACTCTGGCGACACTCCTTAAAAATCAGGTTCGTGCTCACCTTTCCTTCCCGTTCTTCCCTGGTAGCAAACCGGTAATACACCGTTCGCCAGACCTTACCATCAATGACAAGGATTCCTGCCCGCGCCATTTTAGCCGCAGCCTGATTTATACTGGTTACGGTTGCGCCTGTTAGCGCGGCAACGTCCGGCGCACAGAAGCTATTATGCGTCCCCAGGTAATGAATAATTGCCTCTTTGCCCGTCATACACTTGCTCCTTTCAGTCCGAACTTAGCTTTAATTTCTGCGATCTTCGCCAGAGCCTGAACATGATTTAGAGGTCTGCCGCCCATGACAGGAAGTTGTTTTACTGGTTCAGGAATCACCTCACCACGGTTAATTCTCGCAGTCATATGGACAAGCTCATCTGCGGCCTTGCGCCGTAATTCCGCGTCAGTCAGCGCATTGGCCCGCATGTTCTGGTACAGGTTGGTAACCAGCCAGTAGTGCGCGTTCGATTTCCACGGATAAGACTCTGCATCCGGATACAGGCCTCGCTTCCGGCAATACTCGTAAACCATATCAACCAGCTCGCTGACGTTTGGCAGTCCGGCGATAACGGATGCTTCTTCCCGGCACCATGCAACAAACTGCCCGGGTGATGGAAGAAATGGTCGATTCTGCCGACGGGCTACGCGCATTCCTGCGTTAACCTGTTCCATCGAGGTGATCCCGTTTTCCCGGAAAGCCAGAACCCACTGGCGGCGGATTTCATTCAGTTCGTTCTGGTCCCGGTTAGCCAGACTCGCCGGGAAAGTTGCCAGTAACTGGCTGAACACACCGTTGATGATCTGCGCTACCTGTTGTACCTGCGGCTTTTCGTCGTACTGTTCCGGCATGTTGTTGGTGATCCGACGCATCTGCTCACGGTCAAAGTTAACCATCTGTGCGGCGATGTTTTTCATAAATCCACCCCGTAAATCCAGTCAGTGTTTGTCAGGTCGAGTTTTGGTTTTCCAGCTGTCACGCCAGCCTGTTGCTTGTTACGGTTGATTTCGAGTTGGGTCCACTTGTCGCGGAGTTTGGCCGGACTTAGCACGTTACCGGACCAGAAGTTGTCCTGGCATGCCCAGCAGAACAGCACGCACATGTCGCGGTGGTTACGTCCGTCACGTTCACGCATCAGGCGGATATCGTTAGCCCACCCTGCAAAATTCGGTTTTCTGGCTGATGGTGCGATGGTCTTCACCATGTCAAACATCCACTCTGCGGCGGTCAGGTCTTCTGCTGTTCCCCACTTGCTGCCGCTCTGAATTGCAGCATCCGGTTTAACCACAGAAAGATCGTTTTCTGGCTGGTCAGAGGATTCGCCAGAATTCTCGGACGAATAATCTTTTCTTTTTTCTTTTGTAATAGTGTCTTTTGTGTCCCCCTGTTTTGAGGGATAGCAATCCCCTAATTTGAGGGATGTTTTATCCCTCGTTTTAGGGGGGGTTCCCTCGTTTTGAGGGATGTCCCTCATTTTAGGGGAACCTCCCTCGTTTTGAGGGATGCACCATTCTGAGATGTTTTTATTTG